CTAATTGTCCCATGTTCAGCCTTTCTTTGCCAAGTTATAGTCATTTTCACACATATCACGAACAAGGTCTTGTAGCGAATATTGTGGTTGCCAACCAAGAACTTCACGAACCTTTGTAGCATCGCCTTGAATGTTTACAACATCAACAGGACGGTAAAACTCTGGATTTACACGAATCATAACATCACCACCAACACTATTACGTGCTACCTCATTTACACCAGTTCCTTCCCAAAGCAACTTAATACCAAAGTGTTCTGCAGTAAGATTACAAAAATCACGAATGCTGCTTTGAACACCAGTAGCAACAACATAATCATCTGGAGTATCGTGTTGCAACATCATCCACATAGCACGAACATAATCTTTGGCATGACCCCAATCACGCAGACTGTCCATATTACCAAGTTCAAGCACTTTCTGCTTACCTAATACCATATTAGCAAATGCTTTTGTAATCTTACGAGTAACAAAAAGTTCACCACGGCGTGGACTTTCATGGTTAAATAATAAACCATTGGAACCAAAAATCTTATAACTTTCACGATAGTTTACCGTGATCCAGTAAGCATAAAGTTTGGCAGCACTATAAGGAGAACCAGGATAGAATGGTGTATCTTCCTTCTGTGGATTAAACTTCTGGATACCAAACATTTCACTGGTTGATGCTTGATAAAACTTTACATCATCTACCATCTTCAATGAACGGATACTATCAAGAATACGCAGCGGTCCAAGAGCATTTGTATCACCTGTAAGTTCTGGCATTTCAAAACTTACCTTAACATGACTCTGTGCCGCAAGATTATAAATCTCTGTTGGACGAACGTTGTCAATAAGATTACGGATGCTATTTGCATCACTCAAGTCACCATTATGAAACTTGACTCGATCCTTTACTTCTTGAATATTTGGGTGGTCAAAGTTTGCGCTACGGCGAATAAGACCATGGACCTCGTAGCCTTTGTCAAGTAGCAATTCTGCCAAATAGCTACCATCTTGACCTGCGATGCCTGTAATAAGTGCTCTTTTCATTGATAATTCCTTTGATATTGTATATATTGTTGATAATATACGGACATAAATTTATGCTACCGTAAAGTCTTCCATTCCTGCTGTCTTAAGTCGGACCATGTGACCCAACATAAAATTTTTACTTTCCAGTGCTTTCATTACACCTAACCAACGATTACGCAATAGTGCGACTTCGTTAATAATGGTTTCATAATCAATAACTTCTTGTTCACCATCTACATACTTTTCAGCATCACGGCTTGTTAGCGCACGAGCATAATGTTCCAAATATTTTTGGAAATGTTTTCTACGTATTTTACGTAATTGGATATTAAGAAAATTAAGCACTGCTTCTATTTCTTGTAGTTGATTAAAACGATATGCTGTTATACCAGGTAGTGCACTCATATTTTTTTCTACAATACCATTAATATTAATATCACGATGTGCTAAATTAAATTCAGCTTCGTAATATGCAATAAAGTCTGGTATTAATCCTATGTCTTGGCTTACTCTGGTATACCAACTGCTCATTCATCAAAATCTTCGTCAGATTCCTCTATTTCAATATGTTCTGAAATTGCATTTTCCATAATTCTATCAACAGAAAGTGCATTTAGATCACTATCGCTTATACCTAAATCAACCAACTCATTAATAACGTGGTCTGCTGCCATTTGGCGATCTTTTGCTGGAATATATTCCTTAATGGTTTGCCAAAATTGGACAAGTAAATCACTTGTATCACTCATCAGTAATTTCCTCTTTAGTTTTAGGAGTATGTTTACTATACTCACTCATAATTACATCAAGTTGTTCATTTGTAAAGTTCTTCCTAAACTCCTTGATAATTTCCCCTGTCACAGGACTTGTGTAGGCAAGACGGTTTCCTTCTTTTACAAGAATACCCTCTGCTTCAAACATATCAATTAGACCGCTATATGGGTCCATACCAGTTTCATATGGAATTTTAACTTGAACACCTTCAAAAGGTTTAGAATAACGTGTCTTCATAACTTTACATGCTGCACGAATACCATTAACTTCACTGGTCTTATTGCCATCTTCATCTTCTTTTAGTTTCAATTTACGCATTGCAACAACAATAGATGATGCATAGATAAATCCTTGACCACCAGAAATCTTGTCATCAGGGTCAAACATATCTTGTGAAGCATATGTATGATTGGTAGCAACCATTCCCACATTGTAAGAACCAAACATATTAACACAATTGCGAACAAGTGCAGTCAATGCTTTTGGTTTACGACCCATGTCACCCTTTAAGTCACCACTTTCAAATTGATTAACATCAGTTGGTGTCAACAACATACCAAGACTATCAACTACGAATAGAACCTTTGGACGTTCGCCATCTGGCATAGCCTTAATCATATCCATGGAATTGTTAATAAACTTGGCAACATCATCAATCATTGCCATGTTGACTTTCATAAGTTTATCTTCACTTGTATCAACGCCAAGTGCTTTAAGCCAATCTTCATCAAGTGCATTTTCTGTATCAATAAGAAACACATAGATGCCTTGTTCCTGTGCGTGTCGAACAATGTTTCCACTGCAAATATATGATTTGCCAGCACCACTCTCACCCGCAAATACGGTTACTTTTCCAAGTGGAATACCCTTTTTAAAATCACCACTAATACGATAGTTTAGTGTATAATTTCCTGTTGAAATCCAATCAGTTGGATCATTATACCCAATACTCATGCCTGGTATTGCTTTTGTTAAGTCTTTGCGAAATTTTGATACGTCAAATGGTTTAGCCATAATACTGCCTTTTTGAAAAAATAATATAATATGTGGGCAGACTTGTCAATAAATCCGCCCACATTTATTGTAACTATTCTGCTGTTTTACGATTACGAATCATGCTGAGAATTTCAGCCGCACGAGCATTGCTATCAGCTTTAGGTGCAGTGCTTACAGGAGCAGATGCTACTTGAGATTCTTCATCCCATGGTGCATCTTCCTTTACACTTGCTACCTGTGGGCGAGCCGTTGGTGCATTACGAGTTACTGGAGTGGAATCATCTGCATCAGCAGCATCACCACGCAAGCCAGCGGGCTTGTAATACTGTCCCCAACGTGCTTCATCATAAGTGGCACCATCAACGCTTGCCTCAAACATTTCTTTAATAATCTTAAGTTCTGCGTCACCAGGTTTCTTTGGAAGGAAACTCTTCAAATCAAATAGACCAAATGCATCAATTGCTGCACGTTCTGCTTGAGTTAAAGCACTTTCCTTACGTGCCCACTTGCTGGTAGCATAATCTGCATACTGACCCTTGCTAGTTTTTGTGATACTGAAATCCAAACCACGTTCAAAATCTGTTGGGATTTCTTCAATATCAGGGTCTTTCAATGCAGCAATGATCAATGGATATATGCTGGGGCTAATAACGAACCGACGAATTGGATTTTCGGGTACGCTGTCTTCTGCAAGTGGATTGTCACGGACAAATCCTTGGAAGATATAAGAACGCTTCTTCCAATACTTACGACCCATTTCTTCAAGACTCTTGTCCTTGAACCAAGTACGAACTTCTGTAAGAATTGGGCATGTTTCATTCCACATTTCAACACAGGGAACTTGAACAATAACTGGTTTACTGTTCATCTGACCCTTAACTCCGCTAAATGGGAGACGAATCATCGCACGTTCAACCCAGAAAAAATCATTCTTTGTGTCGCCATCAGGCAAGAACCTGACACGTGCCGTTGCATTTTCTGGAATGTCCCAATGTGGATAGATTGCGTTATCACGACCGCCGCCGCTAGAACCGCCTGTGCGGTTTTCTTGTTGTGCAAGTTTTGCACGGATTTCTGCCAATGAAGCCATAGTTTTTCCCTTTCTGTTTGCCTAAATTGTGCCTTATACACTTGTTACCAAGTGCATAATGTATTTATACACGGTAGCAAGAGTAATAGCAATATATTTTCGGCTCATTGAAAGAAAATATATGATGTAGAGAAGGATGTCAATAAGTATTTGCATGTTTTTTAGTTTAGAGAGTCAAAAAAATCAAAAATTTCCAATCCAATTTTATATTAATAATGTCGTTTTTAATACAGATTTAGGTTGGAAAAAACAAATTATAAATGGAAAAACAATTATTTACAAGGGTTATGCAGATTTTTTTCCTATGGAAAAAATTTTAGAAGAATTAATAGAAGAAAAAATTACAAAATTTACAGGAAATTTCTGTGCATTTATCTTTTCCGAAACTTATATTGAATGTAAATCAGATTTGTATCGTGGGTTTCCAATTTATTACAAAGAAGAATGTATTTCTAATTTATTTGAACAAAAAAATAAAATTTT